TCATCAATGCGCTGTCAGTTTGACAATGAGTAAGGCGGCTGTTATACTGTAAGTGTCAGTTAAACAAGTCAAAGGAGCCTACCATGTTCTACGTAATCAAATATTACCAACTCAACAAAGAAACCGGGGTTTACGAGCTTAAACATATGCACTGTGACACGATCAAAGCAGCATGTGAATATCTTCAATTCATGGAAAAACATCCGTCTTACATTTTCATATCCCTCAAGAAAGTAGGCTAAAAATGCACAACATCGTCAAATGCTGGTGGTACAAAGAAGACTTCCTAGACAACTTCAGCACGTACTAGCAACATGCCCATCTGTTAGAAAGGAGTAGTACAATGGAGACTAAATTGGAAAAGAACGTTCGTAAGATCATCGCCCATCATGGCGGCACGGTTGTGCAGCGCGGCGTAACGGGCGGCAATTGGAGCAACTGTGACGGTCTAGTCGAGGGGCGTTTGATTTGCGACAAGTATGAGCGTAACAATTTGGCTATGTGGATTAAACACCATCCTGATGCCGAATTGGTTGAGAGTACGTTCGGGGCATTTTACCAGTTGAAAGGTTATTGCATCGCCACCGGGGCGGGGTACGGGGGATGCGCGCACCGCCGTGCGAAGCAGGTATGGTATGCGGTCATCAAGATTGATGATGCGGACTAGCTCCCCAATTATGTGGGTTGGGATCTCAGCAGTGAATCCGGGCAATATTTTATCGACAATACGTTGAGGAGGCAACGATGGACGTGATTCTCGCTATCGCAGCTTTCATCCTAATCATCGCGTTCTGCCATAATGCATCGGACTGGAAAATCTGAACCTAGTATAAAATTTGATTTGTGAAGATTCTATGAAAAGACCGGATTCCGGTCTTTTCTCTTTCAACCCGCGTATAATGGATATCGTCAAAGCAAGCCGACCGATCAAAGGAGATTACATTATGGCTGCTATCACCCGCACTTTCAAGAGTTTCGAGCTGACCGCGTACGAACTGGATGATTCAATCCCGCCCAGCGTGCGCGCTGTCGCCCAGTACGTCGTGCTGGACACCAACATGAACGCCCGCAAAGCCCGTATCGCCTTCCGCGATGCCGGCGTGGCGCTTCCCAAGGGCTGCACGATCAAGTGGGTCGAAGGCGAGGAGAAGACCTATTCCATGCCCGTGGAAACGTTCCTTGAGAACGCTACCGTCATCGACGCTTAAACCATCTGACTAGAAGGAGAAAACCATGCCTGAGAACAAAGACATCGCCATCGCCGAGGAAATGCCCGTCAACGACCTCGCACCTGCCCGCACGTACGCCATCGCCGAGCTTGCCAAGCCCGAGGACAACACGTTCTGCTCGGTGAACCCGGAACTTGGAGCGGATGCCAAGAAGCTGATCTACAACGCGTCCAACAACCCGACGCACAAGATCGACGACTTCATCAACAAGCAGATCGCGCTGAAAGACCTGTTCGTGGAGATCATCGAAATCGCAGACGAGGACGGCACCGTGGAGCAAGCCCCGCGCATCGTCCTCATCGACGACAAGGGCGAGAGCTACCAGTGCGTGTCGAACGGCGTGTGGGGCTCGCTCAAGAAGATGTTCGCCGTCTACGGAGCGCCAACCTACGAGGAGCCTATCAACGTGGTCGTCAAGCAGGTGAAGGTCAAGCGCGGCACGATGCTCACCCTCGAAGTCGCTTAAAGTTCTCAATCACAGGCCGCACCCAGCGTGCGGCCTTTTTTCAGGAGGAAGCCATGTTGTCGCTTGCAGACAAGGATTTGATGGAGCAGTTCGTAGCGGACTCGTCGAACAGGGTGTTGAAGAAAGAGCTATGGGCGCATGCCGTCGTCCCGCAAGGCGTGGCCGTTTTCAAGCGCCATCATAACGGGCGCATCGAATATATGTTCACCAAGGACGACAAGTTCGATATGAAGCGGGACGACATAAACGACCTGCGCGAGCTTGTGCGCCGCTACGTCATAGACGATTATATCGGACTCGTCTTCGTCATGCATTCGCAAGCGCTGAAAACGGTTTCCAAGCATATCAAATATCGTTATTGAAAGGAGGTGCGCCATGCCTTCGAAAAACGGCGTTTTCTACGAGTTGAAGGAATCGCCTTACTCTTTCATGTACGGAGACTGTACGTTCTTCTTCTCGTCTAGGAAGCATCTTTCCAGTTTCATGGACAAGATCTGCGTCAGAACGCAATGGCTGGACGACAGCATGGAAAAGCGTTTCCACTTCTACGTCAATATGCAGCTGGTCGCCGCGTTCCAACTGTACTTCACGGTGGAGACCAGGGGGTGCTACGTCAGATTGGAAAACGGTGAGGAGCTGACATGCAGAGAGAACCTAAGATTAAATGGACTGAAAGCCAGCGTTCGCGCCTCAACTCCGCAGTCCGAAAGTACAACAACGCCATTCGACGGGCTATGCGGGCGAATCCCGCCAACGCCCAGTTCATGCCCGAGCCGGTAAGCTACAAGGAAGTCAAAGCCGAGATCAAGAGCGCGCGCGTGCTTAACAACACGGTCGCGCGCTTGCTGCGCGCCACGCGCAAAGGAGCCTTGGACTTGACGAACGTCGGAGAGGGAGGGATCGCCACGCGCTACGAAGTGCGGGAGTTCCAGATCGCGAAAGCCGTCAACGAGCGGCGCAAGTCGCTCAGGCGCAAGAAGCTGGGGATCGACTACGGCCAGACCCTGGGACGCATGGGAACGTTGCAGCAGAACAACCTCCTTCCCGACAAGCGCACCGCGCGAGACTTCTCTCCCATCGCCCTCAAGCGCTTCATCAAGCGTTACGAGGAGCTGAGCGCTACGAGTTCCTACGAAAGGCTGAACAGGTACTACAAGAACTATATCAAAGGCCTCAAAACGGTGTTCGGCGGCTACTCCGAGTTCGATGCGGCTATATCGCAGATCGCGAGGAAGATCGAATCCATGATGAAGTCCAACGCGGGCGACCTCATGGAGCTCTTCGAGTCCGGAGACGAGCTTTTGAACATCGAGTACATTTACGCTCCTGAAGACCGCGCCGACAAGATGGGCTATATCCTCGACAGATGGGCTGAGCTATGATATGCAGTACTTCACGGCCGATTTCGAAACGACGGCAGACGACCTGACCCGGACGCGAGTTTGGGCGTGGGCTGCCTGCACCTTGAAAACCTACGATATAACGACCGGAACCTCCATCGAAGGGTTCGTGGAATGGTGCGAGCGCGCCCCGGACGCTCGCGTGTACTTCCACAACCTGAAATTCGACGGGAAGTTCATCATATCGCATCTGCTCGATGCGGGGTGGGAATGGATTCCCAGCCACGGAGAGCAAGCGCCCTACCGGTTCACGACGTTGATCAGCGACATGAACCAGTTCTACACGATCAAGCTCTGTTTCGGGCGCGGGCATTATATCGAATTCTGCGATTCGCTGAAGATCATCAGCTTGCCGGTCGCGAAGATTCCGAAGGCGTTCGGCTTCGAGGAAGAGGACGCGAAGCTCGAGATAGACTACACGGGGCATCGCGATCCCGATCACGTTCTCACGCAGCAGGAGATAGACTACATATCGGCAGATGTCAGGATCGTGGCGCGCGCCTTGGGCGAGCTGATCGACCAGGGCGCGACCAGGATCACGGCGGGATCGAACGCCATCGCCGAGTACAAGAAGACGATAGGAGGCGAGAAGGGGTTCAGGCGCACCTTTCCGGTGTGCGACTACGACGCTGAGATACGCCCGTGCTACAAGGGAGGATTCACCTACGTCAACCCCGATTTCAAAGGGCGCGACATCGGGGAGGGAATCGTCCTGGACGTTAACAGCCTCTACCCTTCCGTCATGGCCGGAGTCGGGGGCGAGATCCTGCCGTACGGCGATCCGGTTCTTTTCGAAGGGGAGTACGTCCCGGATCCTCGATACCCGCTCTACATACAGACCGTGACCGTCGACTTCAAGCTCAAGCCCGGTTTCATCCCTTGCTTGCAGCTCAAAGGCAATTTGAGCTTCATGCCGACCGAATACGTAGTCGATTCCAAAGGAGAGCAGACGCTGGTATTGACCAGCGTCGACTTGGCGCTTCTGCGCGACCACTACGATGTCTATTCCATCCGCTACGGCAAAGGCTGGAAGTTCAAGGCATCGAACAAGCTCTTCTACGATTTCATCATGGCGGCCAACGAGGAGAAGGTGCATGCGGCCGAGGAGGGAAACGCGGGCAAGCGGTACATGGCGAAGCTCAAGATGAACTCCTCGTACGGGAAGATGGCGACGCATCCGGTCAAACGGAGCCGCCGGCCGGCCATGTGCGAGGACGGCATAGTGCGCTACCCTCTGCTCGACCCGGAAGAGACCGACGGCATGTACCTGCCGGCCGGGGCTTTCATCACGGCATGGGCGAGGAACAAGACGATACGGAGCGCGCAGAAGGTGAAGGATCGTTTCCTCTACGCCGACACCGATTCTCTTCATCTGGCCGGAACCGAGATCCCGGAAGAGCTTGACGTGGACGATTACAGATTGGGCGCGTGGAAGCTCGAAAGCACGTTCGAGCGCGCCAGGTTCATCCGCCCGAAGACCTATATCGAGGACGAGGGCGGCAAGCTCACCGTGCATTGCGCGGGGTTGCCCGAATCGTGCCATCCTCACGTCACATGGGATAATTTCCATGTCGGCGCGAAATTTCCGGGAAAACTCTATTCCAAGACCGTAAAAGGCGGTATTATACTATACGAAGGTGATTTTGTCATTAGAAAGGAGACAGGCTTATGAGCAGGTACCAACCCAGCTTGCGCGAGCTGGCGATGGAGCCGGACGAGGACAAGCGTCTCGAGATGGCCGCCGCCATCGACGAGGACGCGGCCGAGCTAGATGACCGCTGGGACGAGCGCGAGGGCTGGCGGAACGAGCGAGAGGAGTGGGACGCGGAGCGCGACCGCCTGAACGCGGAGCGCGACGAGGCCATCGTCGAGCGCGACCGCTACCGCGAGGAGCGCGACGAGTCGCGCCGCAGGTACGCCGACCGGTTCTTCGCCGTCGAAGGCCAGACGCTGCTCCATGCGAACGAGGTAGGCGAGGAAGTTCGGCGCGAGCCGATCCGCTCAGCCGATGAGATCTGGGATTAAGGGGGATATTATGGCAGTGAAGCAACCTAACATGAAAGCCGCCGATTCGCCGATCGTCATGAAGGCCGGCGATACGGCAGCGCGCGAGACGGCTGCGCAGAAGGCGGTCGAAGCGACCATCAACGAGACTCCGGAGGTGGCGGCCGCGCTCGCGGCTCGCGGGATCCCGGCGACTTACGACTCGAACAACCGCGCCTACGTGGAGCTTGCGGGAACCACCGACGAGCTCCACGTCATCGGCGAGTACCTGACCAGCTACCAGCCCGCGCGAAACGCGTTTCTGAACGCGCTCGTGAACCGCATCGGCCTCACCATCGTGACCTCCAAGCTGTACCGCAACCCCTGGGCGGTGTTCAAGCGCGGGTACCTCGAGTTCGGAGACACGATCGAGGAAATCTTCGTCAACCTCGCCGACGTTCACGGCTTCTACCCCGAGGGCGCGGAGGACACGTTCGCCAAGCGCGAGCTTCCCGACGTGCGCACCGCGTTCCACCGTATGAACTTCCAGAAGGTTTACAAGACGACCGTCTCCTCCCAGCAGCTGCGCCAGGCGACCCTGTCCTGGACGGCCGTTAGCGACCTGATCGCGCGCATCATCGAGTCTCTCTACACCAGCGCCAACACGGACGAGTACTACGTCATGCGCTACTTCCTGGCCAAGTGCCTCCTCAACGGCTATATCGGCTCGGTGGAGATTCCCGCGATCGGCAAGGACAACGCGATCGACATCGCCACGCAGTTCCAGTACATGTCCGACCTGTTCCAGTACCAGTCCACGAAGTACAACATGGCGGGCGTGACCACGCACACGGACTTCGAAGACCAGTACTTCATCGTCACGGCCAAGTTCAAGGCCACGATGAACATGAACGTGCTGGCCACCGCGTTCAACTTGGAGTACCGCGAGTTCCAGGCGCGCATGATCACGGTCGACACGTTCACCGATTTCGACTGGGCTCGCATGGACGCGCTGTTCACCGACCCGGCCACCGGCCAGCTCGATCCGAACTACCACCGCTTCACGCAAGATGAGATCGCGCTGCTCGAGACCGTGCCGGCGGTGCTGGTGTCGCGCGATTGGTGGATGGTGCTGGACAACTACGTGGAGTCCGCGCAGTGGTTCAACGGCGAAGGGCTGTACTGGAACCATTGGCACCATGTGTGGAAGACCATCAGCTGCTCGCCGTTCGGGCAGGCGGCCGCCTTCACCCCGACCGCCCCGACCATCACGAGCGTGACGGTCACCCCCGCGACCGCCACCCTTTCCAAGGGTGCCGACCTGCAGCTGTCTGCCGCGGTCGTCGGAACCGGCATCGTGAACCATGGCGTGCAGTGGACGGTGACCGGAGGCGCGGCATCCGGCACGACCGTCACCAACGGCGGGTACCTGCATGTGGCGGCCAACGAGACGGCGACGACGCTCACCGTCACGGCAACCTCCATCCAGGACGGAACGAAGACGGGCGAATCCACCATCACCGTCACCGCATAGCCTATGTTCTGCCGAGGGCGGGATTCGTTTCCCGCCCTCCTTTCCGAAGGAGGTGAGAAATGTACCAGCCCAGCACGGAGATTCGGATAGGGACGGTTCCGTGGAACCCGAACTACAAGCACGTTCGCTGGTATCCGAACCTGAACGCCCAGATGTCGGGCGTAGCTTCGTTCATGGACGCTCGGCGAACGATTTCAACCTACACGTACCAGCGCCTGGAATCTGCCATCGACGTGGACGGCAACCCCGAGCAATACTACAATTACAACTACGTGATGTTCCAGAACGAGAACTTCGGGACTAAGTGGTTCTACGCGTTCATCGTCCGCGCAGAGTACAAGACGGCCAACACGACGCGCTTGCACTTGGAACTCGATTACGTGCAGACCTACATGTTCGACTACGATATCAAACCGTGCTTCGTGGAGCGCGAGCATGTGAACGACGATGCGATAGGCGCTCACGTCAAGGACGAGGGGATCGATCCGGGCGAACTCAAATGCACGTACTCGGTGATCGACAACGAGGACATGGATTGCTACATGGTCGTGGCGAGCGCCGTGGAGCCTTTGAAGGACGGGACGTACGTCAACAACGGCGGGGACAAGTACATGGGCGTTACCAGCGGCACGAGCTTGTCGGTGTTTCTGACGGTGGACGACTTCAAGGGATTCATGAAAGCGCTGTCCGACAACGGCCAGCAGGACGCGGTGAGCCAGGTCTACATGGTTCCTCGAGCGGCGATTCCGACTATCGTCAAGAAGTCCGACGGCTGGGGGTACTGGGTCGATTCGAACGCGGCGACCCCGCAGGTTACGAAGAACTACGCCCTGGGCTTCACCAACCTGGACGGTTACGTGCCGAAGAACAACAAGATGTTCTGCTACCCGTTCCAGTATGCGGAAGTCACCAATTTCACCGGAGCCGACCAGCAGTTCCGGCTCGAATTCTGCGGAACGCCCGGAACGCTGAGCTTGCAGAAGACGGGCGGCTGCGATGCGAACTCGCGTCTGGCCTACATACCGCTGAACTACAACGGGGTGAACCGCTTCGTCGAAGGCGCTGTGTACTTGGAGAAGTACCCCACATGCAACTGGGTTTACCAGGCGTTCGCGAACATGCTCGGCGCGTCCCAGGTGGACACGTCGTTCGGCTTGTCGTTCAACTCGATGAGCCAGCTGCCCTACGTGAACTCCTTCATCGACTCCACGCAGAACATCATCGGAGGAGCTTTGCAAGACCTGTCTTCGGGCAACGTCGCCGGGGCTGCCGCGAGCATGATCAACTCGACGATCAACGGAGCGCAAGACCTGACGAACACCTTCGCGAACTTCTCGAAGGCATCGAAGACCCCGAACACGCAGCGAGGAGGCACTAACTCGACTACCGCGCTCGTGAACTTCGGAACCTATACGATAGGCGTTCGCAAGTACACGTGCCGAGCCGAGATAGCGCGCCAGATCGACGACTTTTTGAGCGTGTACGGCTACAACGTTTCCGTCGTGAAAACGCCGAACATCACGGGGCGCGCTTCATGGAACTACGTGAAGACCGTCGCCGCGAACATGAGCGGATCGGTTCCGGCCGGCTACCTTGCGATGTTCAACAGGCTGCTCGATTCCGGAGTCACGTTCTGGCACACGGACGACGTGGGCAACTATTCTCTACCGAACAACATAATCTAAGGAGGTGCATATGAACCCTTTGCAAGTGCAAACCACCCCGTACGGACTACCGTGGGGATACATGCCCAAAAACGCCAAGAAGAACCAGCGGGACATGGACAACGCGGCGATGAACTCGCAAACCATGTTCCTGTGGCAGATGCGACTGTACGAACTGGCGATGAGCGTGTTCGAATGGGAGAACCTTCCCGAGGGCATCAACGAGCGTCAGATCGAATGGTGGCTCCTTCGCGACGGTTTCTGCGTGTTCCTGCATGACGAGGATATCGCGCTCGACCCTGTTCAGCGCAGCCCGGAGGGCTACGCGATCATGCAGTGCATGTTGGAGGGCAACTTCGACATCTACTCGCAGCCGGTGAACCGCATAGCCTACTCGGTGATGGGCGTTAACATCCCGCTTACCATCGAGAACTCCGTCATAATCTGGAACTCGAATCTTCGCGTGCCTACCTGGTTCGCGCTCAACATGTACGCCAAGAAGCTGTGGGCGATAGACCGGGCGATAGACGTTAACGTCCACCAGCAGAAGACCCCTCGCGTCGTGAAATGCTCGCAGAAGCAGCGCCTGAGCTTCGAGAACATGATGGCGCAGGTGGACGAGTACAAACCCCTTATCATGACGGACAAGGACTTCGATCTCGAATCCATCGACATCCTCGACAATTCGTCTCCGTACGTCGCCGAACAGCTCTACGAACTCAAAGATAAGTACTGGAAGGAGGCGCTCGGATTCTTAGGGATAGCCAGCTCCGAGTCCAAATCGGAGCGCGTGATCGTGGACGAGATGCTCGCTTTGCCGTCTCGAGTCCCGCCAATTCGCGTGCAAGCAGATAAACGAGATCTTCGGGCTCGACGTTGACGTGCATTTCAGGGTTTCGGAGAAACGCCAAGAAGAGCAGTGGGCTATCGCCGACGGCGAGTTCGACGAATCGAAGTACGCCGAGGAGAACGGGATCGAGGTGAACGGCCGATGAGCAAGTACAGCTTGCAGCTTCGCTGGCTGGTCGAGCAGACGCTTGCCGATGCGAAGCTTCCGAACATCGAGGCCAACTGGCATGCTGCTTACGACAAGCTGGGCTTGGCCGACTATCCGATCTTCGACGAAGCGTATAGGCAGACGCTGAACGACAAGATCATACGGCACTATTTCATGTACGAGATCGGAGCGGAGACCTCCGGGCTATTCCGAATGTTCGTGCGCGATGCGATGTTCATGATCATGCCGTACTACAACCAGTTGTATTTGTCGGAGATCACGGCGAAGGGGATCCAGCCCCTCATCGACCACGCGCGGACGATCACGGAAGACGCGACCGGCACCGCCTCGAATGCCGCGAACACCAGCGCGACTTCGACGAGCAACGCGCAGGACATTTTCAGCGACACTCCGATGTCGGCGCTCAACTTCGACAACATCAAGGCCGGCAACTACGCGTCAACCGCCGACTTCACCGACGCTTCCACGACGGATTCCGGCAAGTCGGATTCGAGCGGCAGCTACGACAACAAGCTGTCGCGCACGGAGACCGGGCATGACAAGGCGGAATCCGAACTGCTCTTGATTTGGCGAGACACGTTCGTTAATATAGACCGTGACGTAGTGGAAGACAAAGCGCTGCGCGAATGCTTCATGACGATATGGTAAGGAGGAGCGCATGAACCAGCCCACACCGGACGTAGCGCCGTTTCGCTACTACGTGCAGATGGTTCTGCCGGCCGTCTACGGCGACGAGCTGAGCTATTACGAGGTGCTTGCGAAAGTAACCGAAAAGCTCAACGAGGTGATCGAGAACCTGAACAAGCAAGGCCAGAACGTGAACGATCTGATGGCGTTCTACAACCAGCTGAAAGCGCAGGTGGATGCGCTTGAAAACGAGGTCGATGCGATCAAGAACGGAGAATACGTGCATCTGTACCTGGATTCGATCATCAACTGGATCGATGCGAACCTGCAATGCCTGGTAGCGCGCATTGTCAAGTTCGTGTGCTTCGGCCTTTCAGACGATGGGTACTTCACCGCGTATATCCCGGCTACCTGGGCGTTCCTGTCGTTCGACACGGTGGCAACCTACGATGATCCCGACTACGGCAAGCTGATAATCCAATGGTAAGGAGCTGAACATGGCTGAAATGACAAAGCAGATGAACGTGCAAGCGGGCAACGCGACCGCCTCCGTGACAACGACCGTTCGCGATTCGATGCCCGCGGTTCCGTGCCCGGGGGTCGCAGGATACAAGTACACCGGGCTTCGCTACGTACCGAAGTTCGCCGACCCCATCGAGTGGAACTCGACGAACAGCTACGAGGCGCTGACCATCGTCATCAATCAGGGGAATTCGTACACGTCCAAGCAGGCCGTGCCGGCGGGCGTGGATATTTCCAATGAGACGTTCTGGGCTAAAACGTTCGACTTCAACGCGCAACTTGAGAATACACGGCATGAACTCGCCGGTTTGAAGTCGGACTTGAACGAGTTGGATTCATCTCTTAAAGCAACGCAAGGGGACTTGTCTGCTTTAACGGTCAGGGTGGAGGCGGTGGAGGGGTTGACGGTGACCCCCGAGCAATTCGGCGCGAAAGCCGATGGGATGACCAATGACCTGGCGGCGTTCAAAGCGCTCGGGGCGTACTTGAAAGGCAAGTCGGGTGTCAAAGTCGACATGAAATCAGGCGCAACGTATTTCATCTCATTCCCCGACGATGCGGCAGACTTCATAGCGTTGAATATGAACAATGCCGACAACATTGATATTGCGGGAAACGGTTCGTTGGTTCACGTTGCGTCTAACGTGAACACGAAGTACTTCGTGAACATCGCCAACTGCACCAACGTTTCAATACATGATTTCACCGTTTACAGCGAGTTCGACAAACCGTCGCAGGCATTCGGCGATCATTCGCGCGAGAACCCCATTGGTTCGAACATCAATCCAATCGTGTTAACCAACAACGGCGTTAAGAACGTGAACATTCATGATATGCACTTCCGTTACGTCTCCGTTGCCATCGACTGCATAAAATCGCAGTCAGTGAACACAAGGTCGCAAGGGTTGACTGTGACTGATTGCGTTTCGGAATACCACGCAATGTTCTTGTTCGCCAACAGATACGATAACATCAACGTGAAAGGATGCAAGCTAACTGGTGCGTTGAAGTACGGGGACGGTGACCACTCGTTTTACTTCAGGGGCAAGGTAGACCAGGTGTCGATTAGCGGGATAGAGTCTGATAACGACACGTATTTTGGCCCTGACATCCTGTTCTATCCTGAAAACCCAAATGAGACGTACGATTTCGTGGCTTTCATCGACAACTACAAATGCACAGGAAACGCGTTCATTGCCGCGTATACTGGCGGAACCATATTCGTCAACGACTACGTGTTCGTCCAAGCTGATGAAAGCGCACATGCGTCGAGCACCAATTATCCGGTTTTTGGAATTCGATCAGCTACCACTATTATTGCAAGCAACGGAAGTGTGATTAATAAAAACCTAGTTTACGGCACGAAAGGCAAACTTATAGTGAACAACGTGAACATGGCTAATTCCACATACGGGGCGGTTATCCTTCCCAAGAACGCTAACATTGAGATAACCAACAGTGTGCTAGAGGCTCCTACGTTGGTTCTATCCACCGAGCAAGGCGCGCCCTCCGCTAGCGTCGTTGTAAGGAATAGCAAGTTTACGAAGACCGATTCATCTCAAAACTATGCCATAGCCTCGCGCGCCCTGAACACGGTTGTGGAGGTATACGGCTGTGAAGTGAACCTGAGAGCCGGATGGTCGCTGTTTTCCAATAATGCAATTGAAAGCGTTTGCTTCGCCAAGTTGAATGATGTTTACAACGATGCAGGAACCGCCATCATAGGAACGCTAAGCAGTTCAAGCAAGGCATATGGCAACTATTTGAATGGCACGCTGCCGGTGGCCGCCAATGCCTAATGAACCTACAGGCGGGGGAAACCCCAACTTCTTCAAGACCTTCAAGGGGGCGTACGTCCACGCCCCCTCTCCCGAAGCGATGTTCACCAGCGAACGGGTCATGCTGTCCTGCGTGAACGACGTGCAGTTCCAAGGCGACTGCATGATCATGAACTACACGCCGGGCGCGACGCTCACGACGCTGCCCCCGGAATGCCGGCCGTCGACCGAAGTGCGGATTCCCGTGGTAGTAGATGCTAACGTGGACGTGCTTTCGATTCAGACGAACGGGGCGGTTTCCCTGCATGCGTCCACCGACGGCATGGTTTATCTCGCGGGGGCTTCGTTCAACATAAGCGCCAATTGGTATTCTAATTAGGAGGAATCAAATATGGATGTTAACGACATTGTCACTCTTATCGGTAGTCTGGGCTTCCCTATCGTGGCTTGCGTGGGCATGTTTTACCTGTACAATCGTACTCTTAAGGACTTTACTAGCACACTTAACGACATTGCGAGCGAGATTAAGGAGTTGCGGGAAGAGCTTAAAGAGCTGATCAAGAATGCTTAGGGGCATCGACATATCGAACTGGCAAGCTGGGTTGGACGCGGATAGCGTGTTCCCGAACGTGGACTTCGTGATCTGCAAGGCGACCGAGGGAATAGATTTCGTGGACGGATACTGCGACGACTGGGTGCAATGGTGCCGCAGAAACGGCAAGCCCTGGGGCTTCTACCATTTCGCGAATTTCAACGATCCCATGAAAGAGGTTGTCCATTTCATAGACAACACGAGCAACTATTTCGGCGAAGGCGTTCCGGTGCTTGACTGGGAGGGCGGCCAAAGCGTTGAGTGGGTCAACGAGTTCGTGAACATCGTCCACGATCAGACCGGAATCTGGCCGTGGATCTACGCCAACCCCTGGCTATTCAACCAGGGCGGCGTGGAGCCTAACTGCATGCGCTGGATCGCGAGCTACCCCGACGTGCTGCGCCCGGGACTCGACTACGACCCCGGAGAGCCGCCGGAGACGGACGGCCTCGTCGGCTGCTGGCAGTACGCGTCCGACGGGCAGGTGCCCGGATACGCGGGCAACCTGGACGTGAATCACTTCTTCGGAAGCGTCGGCGCGTGGCAAGCGTACGCGGGTGTCCCATCTTCGGGACAACCTGACCCGTCGCCTTCGCAGTCGGTTTTGGAGAACGATAGATTCCGCGTGACAATTCAAGAGAAGTAATGTATGATGGTCATGCGCCGGAAAGCAAGCTATCTTCTGCGTCTGTGGGGCACCCGGTGAAACGGGCACGGGCGCATACGGAGAACAGCCCCCTCTGTGATAGTCTTTTCGGTTAGCGCCCTTTGACTTGCCGCCCTCCGCTTGCACAGCATGATGGAGGGCGGCGCTCTAACAGTCGAGGGAAATTCTCAAGTCAAAGGAGGAAATCATGAAAATCAAAGAGCTTTTGAAATACGCCGAAGAAGGAATAACGGTGTACTTCATGTTTGAAGACATCATTGAAATGGAATATTACTTCGATAAGAACAGCTCTCTTAGCGAAGCAGATATGGAAGTGCTGAACATGGAACCGTCGAAAATCTGGGGATGGGACGATGGAACTATCTGCGTTGAAGTGAAGATAAATGGCTAAGTACTGGGACATATCGAAGACTCTCTCCTACAACTGCCTGTTCAACTTCATTTACGGCATCCGCGGTGCGGGCAAGACCTACACGGGACTCCAGCACTACGTCAAGCGATACCTGCGCACGGGCAAGCGTTTCATGTATCTGCGCCGCACTGAAGAGGAGTTGAAGAACCTGGCCACCCGCAAGGACGGACGGCTCTTCAACCACGTGCAAGTCGAGTTCCCAGGCCACGCCCTGTGGGCTGAATCCAACATCCTTCATATCGACAAGGAGATATGCGGCTACGCGCAAGCGCTGTCAACGGCGCGCAAGCTCAAGTCCGACGCGCTGGACAACGTGGACACGATCCTGTTCGACGAGTTCGTCATCGACAAGGGGTTCCAAACGTACCTTCCCGACGAGGTGACGGCGTTCTTGGAGCTTTACGAAACCATCGCCCGCCCAGGCTCTAGAGACTACGACGTGACGTGCATGTTCTGGGGAAACGCGGTGACCTCGGCGAACCCCTACATGGACTACTTCAAGCTGGAGCTTCCCTACAAGACGGACATATGGAGGCGCGGCGAGTTCCTGACGCAGATGGTAGCGCCCCCCGAGCTGATCGAGGCGAAGAAGGGCACGCGCTTCTACCAGGCGATAGCGGGCAGCGACTATGCGGCGTACGCGGCCGAGAACAAGTGGTTGCGCGACAATCCGAAGTTCATCGCGAGGAAGGGCAAGAATGCCGAATACCAGTTCACGCTCCTTTACTACGACGATGCTATCGGCATATGGCGCGACAACCGAAACGGATGCTATTACGTATCGGAAGACGTTGACCGCCAGTGCCGCCACGTGTTCGCCGCCACGACGGAAGACCATGAGCCGAACACTCTGCTGCTCAAAGGTTTCAAATCCTCGCCCCATCTGGCTAACTTGAAGAAGGCGTACGATATGGGGTGCGTGCGGTACGAGTCCATGAAGCTCAACAACTGGTTCAGGGATATTGTTAGGATGGGATTATGATCATCACTACTAAAAATGGCGATATGGTAGATACAGTGCAGATTATCGAAGAAAACGTATATACCATAGATGATGTTGAATACGCGGTGGAAACTGACATGTATATTGCTGCAACGGTTCAGATACGAATTTGCGATACTGGAAAGAAACAGCTGGAAGTTTCCGACCCGGAAATTGGCAAAGAAGCGCAGTACCATCTACGACAGTTCATCAAGTACATGAAACAGTTGGGGAGGTATTACTGATGGCTGAGCCGGTTATAATCAGCGCTACCAAGCAAGGCGGCGTTGAGAACGCTTACGTAGGAACCATCGGAAACGACGGCTATATATACTTCAACGATGTTGACTTCTACCGCTTCAAGAACGAGGGCACGTGGGAGAACAACGTATACGTGCTGAACCGCACGCGCCATTCATGGACGAAGACGACCATGTTCACCAAGATCAGCGCGCAGAACCTGAACTCCGGATCGGGAAGCGTGGCACCCGGAGGATCGGGCG